TCTTTTAACTCATCCTGTACAGATAAGAACTCTTTAGCGCCAGGTATTGTGTCCTCTAGGACCTTTCTTAACGCATCTTGTTGTATTGTCTTTTCCCTATCTGCTTTTATTGAATCAAGAACAACCTTAGCCTGCTCCTCTGTGATATCTAAGTATTTTGCAAGTTCCTCAGTAGTAGTAGCTATAGAATCCTTTATTTCACTCCTAGTATCAGTTACTGCTGTGGTTACACCCTGAAATGCCGCTGCGGTTTGACCACCACGCCCAGCGAATGTATTTAAATTGCTATCTGCAACCTTAACCTCCTTGCCTAGATTCTTTAATCTTACTGATGCGTTATCAAACTCGTTATACAGAGACTCTATTCTGGTTGGCAAAATTGGAAACTGAGTGTCTCCGAAGACAGATTTAGAAATATCTTTTGAGATATTTACAAATGTATCACCTAGAGATTCCACCTCATTCTTAGCCTCTTTGGACTTCTGCGTAAATACAGTGAGAATAGTTACAACGGTATTTAGTAGAATAATGGCACCACCAGGTCCAGCTAATGAGCCAACAAGTCCCTTAAATGCTTTCTTGGTTGCCCCAGTAGCTCCTTCAGTTCTTATAATCTCAGCCTGTAAATATGCAAACTGCTCAGCGGCAAAGGTAATGTTGTTACCAACTGCACGCATACCAGTAGCAAACCCATACTGAAACTGAGCCGAATCTTGGACCGTGTCACCAAAAGTAAGAAGCATTTGATTCGCAGCGTTGGCGCTACGAGTCTGTCCCATCAAGTGTTTCTGTGCTCCCTTGATGTTTTTCTGCAAGCCAACCATAGACTTGCTAACACTATTGGCAGCCTTGGTTGCGTTGAGGGATAACTCCTGAGAGAACTTCTCAGAGGCTTCTGCCGTATCCCTTAGTTCAATCTCTACCCTTCCAAGATTAGCAACAAGGCGTTTGTATTCAGGGTCACCCTCGTCTACAGACTTATTCAGTCTTTGATTCTTTAATATAAGAGCATCTAAGTCTGCTTGATACCTTTTAGAGGCGGCAACTAATTCATTGTACTGTTGTTGTAACTTCTCAGTCTGAGTCTGCTCACGATTTTTGACTGCCGTGGCTTGATTTACAGCCTTTTCTAACCTGTCATAAGTGCTTATGGCTGTTGTTAAAACCCTGTTTGCTCTACCCTGATTCTCATACCCTTTTGTAACAGAGGCTCTCCTAAGGGTTTCGCTATTAGCGATATCCTTGTTTGAACTTATGATATTCCTTGCAAGGGCTATATCCCTTTGGGTGAGCGAACCCTTTGTTTTAAAGGTCTGTATTAACCTATCGGCAGCAGCCTTGTTTCTGTCAACAACACCCTTTGTTTCACCAAGTAAAGTATTGTAGGCATGTGTAGCCTTAGAGGCGCTTTTTATCCCACGAAATAAGTTATCAAAAGCAGGGGATGTTATACCTATTGATGCCTTTAGCTGACCAAAGGACTTGGTCATGCCATCAACATTGGCTTGAACGCCTCTAGCCCCTGTTTCGGAAAATGATACTATAACTTCGTGTTTAGTCGCCATTCTGGGGCTTTTTATATGCGTACCTGGCGACCATTGCGTGTGTTATGTCGTCAATAGTACACGTGTTATATATTTCATTTGCTCTTATTGGGTCAAAATTGGAAAGCACATAAGAATAATATCTGTATGTGCCACCAATCTCTTCCACTAAATCATTTACAGATATGGACTCAAGCGAGTTGAGTAGAGATATACTCCACTCTAGTCTAGCTGAGACCTTCCTGTAAAAAAACTCCAAGCATTGTCTACAACAGATAATGGCAAATCATCACTTCTCCAATAATCCTCTGGTACTGGTTTTTCAAACTGCATTGAGTTTTCAGCCGTGAATCTGATGTATTTTGCTCGAAAGTCCACGTCTTTCTTCCATGCATTAACACCCTCAATCTCTTCCGTAGTGAGGTCATCAATGCTTGATCCTGACTCAATCTTTTCCTTAAGAGTAGGATAGTTTTCTTCATACCAATCCATAAGCATATCTCTGTGCTCCTCAATGATGAGGTCGACTCGTATCGGGATTGGTTTCAGCTCAAATGGAATGCCCATAAACATTCCTGTCTTAGTCTTTAAGTCCCTAGACTTCATATGATGTATACCTCTGTGGTTTATCTATTGATAATGAAGGTCTACATATGCCAAATCTATAACCAATATGCTTTGCCCCAACCTCTACAAAAACTGCATCCTCATGGGGCTTGAAGCCATATTCGTTGATAATCTTTTGCTCATCAATTACAGACCCAGAAAGGTCAATGCTTCGAGCAAACAACTCACCCATTCCAGTTAACTCTGTCCACATGAACAGTGTTTTATGGAAAGGAAAGAATATCTTCTTGCTGACTTCTCCAGACTTAATGGACACCCATTGGTCTGCAATGTCAACATCTGAATAATCCCACCCATCAAGCTTTTCCCACTTGTGGAGGGCAAGGGCATTGTAGCTCATGGATGTACCAGATGAATGAACGCCACTATCGTTGTATCCGCCCTCTGCTGGCACGCTTAGAGAGAACTTCGATATCTTGCCTGTATCAGTTTCATTCACCTTTATTGAGCCAAATCCTTGTAATACCATACCGTTCTTGGTATAGCCTGATAATAACAACTCTTTCTGAGCCTCAGACCACCCAAGAAGCGTTTGTTGCACTTCCTTAGTAAAGGAGCCACTGCATGATAGATCAAAAATCTTTCCGTCAATAACAGATGTCCCTTCAGACATTTGGCTTGTAAGAACCTCGACAGCATAAACCTTCCTAGTGGGATTGGCGAAGCTCACCATGTCCCCACTAGTTGGTTCTAGTATCGCTAATTCTTCAAGCTGAATCCCAGTCATTACGCCGTAGTGACGATGTTCTGGTTTGTGGATTCGCCAGATGCTGTGATAACAGTCTCTAATCGACCATTGGCGAAGTCACGATGCCCCATGATGTACACATCTGTAATCTGTACACTTGTTCCGCTATTTGCGCCAACAAGCTTAAGACCAGCTTTTGTAGCCGTTACGCTACCATCTCCTGATACATAATTGCTTGCAAGGATGTCAGTTCCTGAGCCTGTAGCTCCGAATCCTGAGTGGATGCTGCGAACAGTAATGGAGCCAGTAAATGACTCATTAAGTGTGCGCCCATCCTCAATCTCTACAGTTGTAGCTTCTTTGGATAATTCAAGACCGTCTACAGTAATGCCGAAGATTTCCTCTCCTGCTACTGCGCTACCGCTTGCGTCAAGAATCTGTGCTTTTTCAAATATTAAACGTGCCATGTGTTATTATGCTGTTGGGTCTGAGTTGTCAATTACACCTTGTGATGTAGATGTTCTAGTTGCCATAAGAACGATTTCTACACGATTGTTTGAGAAGTCTTCATGTCCCATCAAATACACATCGTCCATGTAGATTGTTTCTCCGTTGCTTCCGCTTAGTTTTAGAAGAGATGCTGTTGGGACAGAGCCATCAAATGACACATATCCATAAATATCATCTCCTGCAGTTACGCTTAGGATATTTTCTCCCTCATCAGTCTGTGTCTGAATGGTTCTCATTGTGATAGAACCAGTGTAAGACTCATTAAGATTGATGTTGTTTTCAATGGCTAAAGACTGAGCCTCTTTAGAAATCTCTAGACCATCAACGGTGATTCCACTGATTGTTCCAAGCGCTGTTGTTGTGTCGCCAGCGGCAAAGACTTCAGCCTGTTCAATTAGAATGCGTGCCATGCTATTGTAGTTTAATTATGGATGTAAATGTTAATGTTGTGAATAAAAATCCGTTTTCCTCTCGTGTAAATCCTGTTCTCTGCAATGATAGATTGTAGATTTGACTGTTAATCGATGAGGCTTCTGCGGCTGTTAACCAATCGACCACTTGGTCACTTAAATCAAGCAATCTATTATAGCGTGCTTCTTTAATTGAGTGACTATCGCCTTGCTCTACATACACCAAAACCTCGATGGTTTGGTCAAGTTCTAAAGGCTTTATGTCTTCAATCTGGATGATTGAATCACCATTTAGCAACCTGAAAACAACAACCTCTCGCTTAACGTCAGCACGCTGACTAATATCGTCACTATCACCGCTATACTTCAATACCTTTTCAACCGTACTTCTAGCGTCTGAAGTGCTAAAAGCCTTATAGGAAGTAATTAAATCTGAGATTAGTGCATTCCTATCCAAGATCTAGTATCCTCTCAATATATTCTTCAACAACTCTTTCAATGTATTGACCAACATCTGTATGAGCACCAGATTCCAAATCCTCAGCATCGGGAGCAAATTTACGTCTAGGCATTTTATCAGTGCCTTCTTGATGGTATGTCATATATGGTTTTGTTGTGACATAGAGACTCTGACCGCTATCCTCAATATACATCCCATCTAGAGCGGATCCTGTGTCATATAAATCAGGTTGTCTTGGGTATTTTTTGTACGTCTCTGCATATGCCTGAAATGGCTGACCTTCAGCATCTACACCTGATAGGGTTTTTTCCCTGATACTTCTTTGAAGATACTCAGCAATATCCTTCATCTGTTGTTCGGGAAGACCTGTTCTACCGAGCTCCTCAATCTTGTTGATTGCATCAGATATATCTACAGAAAAACCTGTGGTAAATGAACTCCCATCAAAATTAAGTTTAATAGCCATAGGAGGACCTCATTCTGAACCTTGGAACACGCTTTGGTGTTGCTAGGCTCCCAGCAAGTCTTTGGAGGTTTATTTGTAGATAATGAACATATTTTCTGTAATACATCTTTGCCTTTTCATATGCCATCCCCTCCCTATTGGTTGCATCTTGCTGAAACCATAACTCAAAAAATTTGTAACACAATACATTCTTTAGCAGGGACTCATCATCTACGCCATCAATCGCATCAAGCAATGCTGTTTCCGTTGCGTAGGTCTCATCTGCAATGTATGTGTGTAACTTCTCTAATATGTCTGTTTGCAGTTCACTCTTGGCTTTATCCAAGACAAACGTATCTCTACTAGACAATCCCAATGTTGAAGACACATCAGTGACGTTCAAGTCTCTGAAGGTCTCGCCCTCAAAGGCATCAATGTCATCTCTTGTAAGTGTTAAATCACTAAATGCCATTTCCTCTGTTCTTGAGTGCGTTTCCTATTTTAATAACCATGTAAACCAGTGTAGCCACACCCACAAGAATGGATACGCCCACATTGATTTGGGACAAACTGATACTTAACAACGTTCCTGTTGTTCCGATGAATGCGTTGTGGTCAAACACGTGGCTCATATGTTTAGTGGTTAAAAAAAGAGGGGGTCAAGCCCCCTCTCTTAATTATTATGCTTTGGCAGCAGTGCCACGTACGTAACGTACACCTCTGTCTTCGTAGTAAAGCTTAGTACCGTATAGTACTTCGATAAGTACATCAGCACCAGATTTAGTCTCTTCGACAGTTAGTGTGTAGTTAACACGGTTCATTGGCTCAAAGCCAGCAGCACGACGTACACCACCGTTGCCATTGTCGACAGACTGCATAACAGCTGTAACAAGTGCAATCGCCTCTGGGTCGTAGAAGAACTGCTCAGAACCAGATGTTGCAAGAGGCACTGGGTTGATTGTTGCGTCGTCAGCAACATCAGCACGTAGTGGCTCTTTTAGTGTAAGTACGGTTGCTGTCTGAGACTCAACTACGTAGTAGTCGTCGCTAGAGTTAGCAGAACCGAAGAAGATGATGTCGCCTTCAGAAAGAGATACAGTAGCATCTCCTGCAGAGCCATCATCGATTGTTAGTGTTGTAGCGCCTTCAGATGCGTTAGCAGCGACAGTAGCGTCAGTTACTGTAGCAGCTGTATGAGCAAGTCCTAAGTTGTCTACATAGAACTCGAATCCGAAAGCATCGCCCATCATACCAGAGAGCTGGATGGCGCGGTCGCCACGCTGGTCAGCTTGATGGAAGATGTTTAGTCCAGTCAAGTCAGCTTCAGCATCTGGGTCGATAACTGCGCAGTATCCCTCTTGAGCAAACTTACGAGACTTAAGGATGCGACGTGCTTCACGAAGGTCAGCATCATCAAGAATTGTAGCGTTTGTGTTAAGGTCAGCAAATGCAGCTTCGAACTTCTTAGCCTCAGCCTTAACGTCAGCGTTGATGCTGTCGATGAGAGCGTGTAGACGTGGAACGAAGTGTTGCTCAACAAGGTCAGGAAGCGCAAAACGCTGGTCTGCTTTGTCGATTTTGAACTGCATGTACTTGTGCTTGTTGA